GCGGTCAACAGCAGCCCGGTGCAGCGCTTCAAGCTGATCAATAGCGTTGTCGCGGGCGATGGTGGCTTCAGCTTCAAACTCGGCGTATTCGTCTGGCAGGATTACCGACTCTTTGACGCTCAGAAGGACGTTGGCAACATCGGCAGCGCTGCGGCTTGCATATGCAGCAGCGACGGAGCTGAAACGATTGATTTTTGCCCGAATGGCGTCGACACGCTCAGCCTCGACACGCTCGCGTTCGGCCTTGGCGTCAGCGGCGCGCTTTTCTTCGGCCTTGATTGCCTCGTCTACAGGCGCTTCGATCGCCAGTACGCGATCCTTCAACGCCTCACCGAATTCCTTCACTTGGTTGACGCGAGCCTGCGCGTCTTTAACCGCCTGTTGATAGGGAATCAGCGCCGTTTTCGTGGTATTGGCCAAGGCGTAGCGGACATCGCGAATATCCACGCGAACTTCCTTCGCATTCGCCAAGCCCTCACTTGTAGAGCAGTCGACAACGAGGTTCGCGTAGGTCGTTTCCAATCGGACGATTTGTTCTTCATGCGGCCGATATTCGGCGATATCGGTGACAGCTACTTTTGGCGCTACAGCGGTCATTTCGATGGACTCTTGCAAAGGTGCTTGTTGGGCTTTTGCGGACATGACGGTTCCTTGCCGCGCCGAGCGCAGCTTGTGGTGGTGTTGTTTATTGAGTGATGCGGTCGGCGAGGGCGCCGAGCAGCATCAGGAAGGTGTAAATCGCGAGAACTCGAAACGATCCGCGCCGAATCAGGAGGCGGCGTGCCCGCTGAAGGCTGGTCATCGGAACACGTTGTAGGTAGTGGAGCGCGGCACCTGGCAAGTGCCCGAGCCGTCTTTCACGATGCCGTAGGCGCCTGCACCGGCCACCAGAATCACAACAAGAATCCAATAGACGAGATTCATGGCCGAGCCCTCACAGCGATGCGTCCGCCTTTCATCGTCACCGACAGGCGCTGCGGGAGGCTGTCGACCAGATCCTCGCGCTTGCGGCCGATCACCTCATTGAAGGGCAGGCCGAAGCCGAGAATCGCAATGCGGCGCTCGATATCCTCGAGCTGCTCATCGCCCAGCGTTTTCACCAGAGGGGTTGTCATGCTGCAGCTCCTTGCGAGACGGAGGCGTTATAGGAGGCGTAAATCTGGTCGATGCGTGCGCGATAGTGACGGTGCTCGTTGTCGTCAATGGCACGAAGCATGAAGGCCAGGGTGATGCAGGATGTCGCTGCGGCGCTGGCGTTGGGCTTGCCGAGGTCGCGGATCATGTTGCTGATCTCGCCCTCAATCCAGGTCACCGCCGTTTGATGGTCACGCTGCTGGATGTTCATTTGAGCCCCCAGAATTCGCCGTAGGCGACCACCGCTGCCGCGACTCGCTTGGCCCGCGCCTTGCGGTCGACCAACTCTTGAGCTGCCATCAGCGCCTGACGCTGTGTCAGTTCTTGAGCTGCGGCTTCGTAGTCGTGAAAGTCTTCAACCTTCGGCGCTTTCGGGCGCCCCCATTCATCAAAGCGCCGATCCCACTGTCGGGCCTGCGCACTGTCTGCATAGCTGGTTGCCATGGTCGCCTCCGTGGTGGCGGGTGTTGATCCAACAAAACTCGGATGCACTCATCCGCCCCGCTGATTACCGTTGGGCGCGGAGGAGAATGCATTCGGGTGGTGTCGGGGGATGGGAGCCGCTTACGGCGGCAGGTCGTTTTTAGAGATACTAGAAGTCAGTGGTGACGTTGATGCTTGCCAGCTTTTGGCCCTCTCCGGCGGCGGTGATTTCTAGCCTAGCCTTGTGATTCGAATCGCGGCTCATCTTGGCGAAAAAGGTGTCAGTCGAGTCGGGTTCAAAAATCCGTATTCCTTGACCCTTCTCCAGAACGTCGCGGTCTTCGCACAGAACCAGCAGAGTCAGTTCTGGATCAAGTTTTTGGAGCTTCGCGATCATTTCCTTAACTTTCATGTGATTTCCTTGATTGGAGGCGTGGGAGTAAGTAGCACCAGCAACTGTAGCTGTATTGTGGCTGCGCATCGGGGTGTGATCTGGCAGGTGCCAATCTTTGCATCAGCCCTGTTCATTGCTCGGGCTTCGCTGCTTGAAAGCTCGCTGCTTGGCGGCAGGATTCGGATCACACCCCGATGCGCTCTCATAGAGAGGATCGGGCAGTTAACGACAGGCTGTCGTGGCGCTGGTTGTCACGCGTCGTAAGGCGGCTTCTCGCCGATGCGCTTCAACTTTTCTTGCTGGAACGCCTCCGCGATATCGAAGGCCTTGCTTGGGATGAGTTCAGGCGACACACCGCCTAAGGACATAAGTCCAATCATTGCTGCAAGTGCATAGCTTTCGATTTCTTCATGTTCATTGCGCGTCATCGTGATTCTCCGGTTGTTTTCCCAATGCACCCGTCACCAGGTGCATCAGTTGATTTATCCGTGATTTGCGAACTCCCCATGTAGCCGCTCGCGAAGCTGCTTGGCTACTCGCTCCGCATCCTCGAGCCGCTCATAGGAACCGCCGTGGTGGATCTTGTAGTTGAGGCAAACCTGCACCTGCCATTTACCCCTTCGGTTCAGGTGCACTCCCTTCACGCCGGATTTATTGTTCCGTCGAAGAGGCTGGTTGTGGTTGTTTTGCTGGTGGCTGCACTCCCGAAGGTTTGTCCATCGGTTGTCGCTGGTGTCGCCGTTGATGTGGTCGATTTCCTGAGTCGGCCAGGCGCCGGTCATGTAGAACTATGCCAGTCGGTGCGACCGGAACCGCCAGTCTTTCAGCCAAGTCAGCAGATATCCTTTCCGGTCTGGCTTGCCCATCACGTATCCATCAGCCAGTCGTGTGAACACACCGGTGTCAGGGTCGTAATGAGCGAGACTCAATAGCTCGGGATGAGTCATCTCTCGCATGAACCCTCCTGCTTTCCATGAGACCCTGTTGCCAAGGTCGCCTGGAGAGCATCCGGCCCGCGAGTCACGGGCCGGCATATCTCGCCCCAGCGACTCGCTACTGGCGCAGCGCTGGGATGCTTCTCTATTTCAAAGATCTTGGTTCCAGTCGGTCCCGCTTTCCGGGGCTGGGAGGTCACTTTCGCTGACCCCTTGCTATCTGGCGGCTTCACCAGTCGTGTGGCGGGTCTGTTGAGGCCCTTCGCAGTGGTTGTGTCGCTGCGATGGGTTAAATATGTACCAATGGTTCACATTGAGTCAAGTACCAAAAGTACATATTTTTTCCGCAGGCATGAAAAAGCCCGCTCAGTGGCGGGCTACGGATCAGATTGGGGAGGGCAAAAACAAGAAGCCCGGCGCTGGGCCGGACTCGTCGCTGCGGGCTAATTAGCCAAGGAGGTGTTTCGCGGCCGCGCCGAGCGCCGCTGATGCCAACGCTCCAATGACGACGGCAGCGCCAAGGTACTTGGCCATAGTGACCTTAATGCCGTTCACATCTTCAGACACCTTTTTGGTGTCGGTTTTGATGCTGGATACATCTTTCTCGATGCGCTCAAAGCGAGCTTCTGAGATTTTCTCCCAAGCCCTATCTCTCTCAGCCTGCGCAGCAAGGAATCCTGCGAATTTTTCTGAGAGTGCGACGTCCCTGGATACCTGCTCGGCTCGGAACGACTCCTGACGCAGATCAAGCTCTCGGCGAAGTTGATCGTCACGCAGGGCAAGCTCGCTCTTGTAATCAAGCACTCGCTTTTCTGACTCGTGCTCTATCCGATCGATACGCTTATCCATCCGCTCTTCTATGGCGGATAACGTTGAGCTCAGTTCTTCGCGGGTAATGTCTGTCATAAACTCAGCTTGGGGCAATTCGAGTTTTTCGTCTAGGGCCTCATTCGAAGATGGCTCAATGCCTCCGCGAATTGGGGTCACGTTGTCGCTCCAACGAGATGAGCTCATAGCAAGCCACTCGGATTGTCCTTTACCCACGCGACAACTTTCCGAGCGGAAACTTGCCGCACGAAGCCGCAGTGGTTACAAGTCATCGCGCACACCGGACGGAAAGCAAGGCCTTCGGAGAAAGGCATCTTGTATATAGAAACCTCTGTTACATCATTCGCATCGTTTCCAGCATCCAAGGACCAACCCTCATCCTTGCCGCACTGGGAACACTCAAGACGCATTCCGACCGCTTCCAAGTAACGAATGAAGTCGCCGACCTTGATTAAGAAGTCCGACGCACGAAATGTTGGAACTGATGTTTTATTTTCCATTGAATAGCACCGCCGAGTATCCATTTATCCGCAAAAGGCGGAATCCTGCATGCTGAATCCGAGCATGCCTAAGCCTCGTGCTATTTGTTCTGCTCCCGCACAATTTTCCCTGCCTTCACCTCATCCGCATAACCCACCAGCCGATCTTCCCCCGCCTGCATTACTACGCAGATCCTGATCACTGCCTGAGCGTCCGCCTCATTCCCGGCCAGGCTCAGACGCTCGGCAATGCGCATAAGCTCGACCGCTGACCACTTGAGGTCTGAGCTGGTGCCTTGAAGGTCGCGCTTAAGTTCTTGGTTAGGATTGGTGAGGGTCATATGACCTCCTAAAGCATCCCGCCGCGCCACACGACGCGACCAATGATCCGCACTTCGTTTATTTCGCCATCCCGCAAAATCTCGTCGCCGTAGCGCGCCTTATCCGAATTGTCGCTACGGATGATCCAACCTTCGATATCGGACTTCACCAGGCGCTTCACGATCGTGCCTTTGGTAGCGCTCTGCATGGCGAATATCTGGCCGTCTTTCGGTTCGATCTTGGACTCATCCACCAACAGCACGTCGCCGTCGTTGATCGTCGGCTCCATGCTGTTACCTTTCGCATAGATGACGTCGAGATATCGCTGATTGAGGTTGTTCGCGCGCAGCCATGACGATTTGAAGGCCATGACGCCGCGGATCTCGACGTGAGGGTTGTCATCACCATCACCGGTTGATCCGCGAGCGGTCAACTGCAGCACGCCCGTATAACCAGGCTCGTTTCGAAGATCGAAGCTCCGAGGGGGAGTTCTTTCATCCGCAAGGGGAGAAGGGGGTGAGCCTTCCAGCATGTCGCCCCGACCATACTCCAGCCACTCAACGCGCACGCCAAGAGCATTGGCCACGGCGAGCATCTTGGCGCCGCCAGGCATGGACTCACCGTTCATCCACTTGCTGGTGGCTTTCGGTGTGACGCCAGCCATTTTCGCAAGGCGAGCGCCAGCACCCCATTCGGGGATGTCTTTTTCTGCCAGCGCCTTTTTGAGGCGGGCGACGAACGCAGCGCGCAAATCTTCTATTTGAACCATGGGTACATGGTTGCATGCGCTTGCATGTACTTTCAGTTCCGACATAATATGTACCGCAAGTTCATATTTAACTCGGAGGCCATATGCGGCCGCTCAAGAAATCGATCGATGACGCCGGTGGTGTTCCGTCTGTAGCTCTGGCTTGCGGCAAGACTCCGCGAGCTATCTACAAGTGGCTCGAGGCCGACGCCTTGCCGCGCACCGAGTACACCGGCGAAACCGACTACGCAAAAAAGATTGCCGATCTGGCTGCCGCAAAAGGCAAGCCGTTCGATCCGGCGTGGCTGCTCATCGAAGCCCACCCGAAGAAATCCGCTGCATAACCATTTTTCCATCACCAAGGAGCATCACCCGTATGGCCTTTGACAACCCGGCCCACAAACGTAGCGAAGTGATCAAGACCCGTCACAAGCCCGAGGAAGCTCGGAAGTTGCGCATGGAAGCCCGTTTGGCCGGCATGCAGTTGGCGACCTACGTCTACGAGCTGGCGAACCTGGCTCGCAGCCTGGGCGCCGCCGATCTTCTTCGAGAACACCACGGGGCCAGCAAGCAGGATAAATCGGCTTAAGACCCCTATGGAGGGCCTATGCCTGAAACAACATTCGAAATGCTGCCGCTGGAGGTGCAGGAAGAGGTTCGACAGCTGAGTGTCGATCTCGGATGGAGCCTTGAAAGAGCGGCAGATGAATACCTTGAGATGGGCAGGTCGCTAGCGCTTCAAGCCCAGCTCAAACAGGTACGGCGAAAAGCGCCTGTGCTTTCGCTGGTAGGACACAAAAAGGGCCTCGATTAGGACTCTTTGTGAACACAGAAGGGGCAATCACTTTCCTTCGGACGAAAAAAAGCCGGGATTGCAGCCCGGCTCTCTTAAAACGCTTGTGGAGCAAATCATGCACCAATCAATCCAAACGATCAATACCCCGGCCAGTGTCGCGACACAATTTGGCAGCGGTGAAAACGTGTCGCGTGAAAAAATGAGCAGCTTCGACTTGCTCGACCTGGTCAACGCGGCCCGAAAGGAATTTGGCGAAAGCGAAGTTCGTCGCAATGATTTCACCGCGCGGTGCCGCGACGAGCTGGACGGCGAATACTACGAAACTTTCGTAGTAAGGAATCAGCGTGGCCCAGCCTCTGAGGCTTTGCTGCTAACCAAGGATCAGTGCCTTCTGATCTCGATGCGTGAATCGAAAGCAGTTCGCCGCTCGGTCGTCTCCAAGATCAATGCCCTGTCTCAGCCTCGCGAACTCTCCCGCATGGATCTTATCCAGATCGCGTTCGAGGCTGAGCAGCAGCGCCTGCAGCTGTCGATCCAAGTCGAAGCCCAGGCCTCCAAGATCCATTCCATGGAGAATCTGTTCAAGGAAGGGATGACCCACACCCAATTCTGCAAGGGCCTCAATGGGGTCAACGTCATGCAGGTGGGCAAGTTTCTCGAAGGTCGCAACTGGCTCTACAACGAGAGCAAATCCGGCCTGCGCTTCCGTGTGGCGTCTTACGCCCGCGACAAGTACATGACCGAGCATCAGCACGAAGTCACTCCCCACGGCAAAGAGCCGTTCGTTTCCTTCACGCCCGTCCTGCTCAAGAAGGGCGCTGTGCGCCTGTACGACCTGTACCTAGCTGGCGAGCTGCCAATGAAGAAGACGTGGGACGGGCTGTTCACCCATGACAAAGCACTGAGGGCCGCGTAATGGCCGGGGACTGGATCAAAATGCGAATCGACCTTCAGACACATCCGAAAGTTTTCCGCATGGTGTCCGCTTTGAAAGCGGACAGACTTCGGATCATTGGCGGACTGCACATTGCTTGGAGCATCTTCGACACCCATTCCGATGACGGCGTGTTGCACGGTTACAGCGTCGATGCGATGGACGCTGTGGTGGGCTGGCCGGGCTTCACACAGGCCATGATCGAGGTGGAATGGGCTTCTATTCAGGACGACGGAAGCCTTGTAATGCCCCGCTTTGACGAGCACAACGGAGCCAGTGCAAAGCGCCGGGCCAACGACAGCGAGCGCAAGCGTAACGACCGCAAAAACAACTCTGTCCGCAATGTGTCCGCAAGCGATGCGGACAAAACTCGGACCAGAGAAGAGAAGAGAAGAGAAGAGAAGAAAGAGCAAGATCAAAAGCATGGTGCTGGCGCACCGGCGAAGTCTGGCAAATTCGATCCGCTCACTGCCAAGCCCGAGAACGTGTCCGAAAAGGCTTGGGCCGACTGGTGCCAGCATCGCAAGGAAATCCGCAAGCCGCTGACCGCCAAGAGTTGTGAGCAGCAGGCCAAGGCATTGCTGGGTCATGCTGCGCCGGACCAGGTGCTCGCCACCTCGATCTCCAACGGTTGGACCGGCATCTTCCCGGGCAAGGTCGCTAGCAACGTGCATCCGTTCCCGCAATCCCGTCACACCGGCTTTGCCGATCGCGATTACACCTCCGGCCTGAAAATGCGGGAGGACGGCAGCTATGCGCTCTGAGCCAGTCCAAACCACTCCCGAATTGCCGCCGGGCACTCGCATCCAGCCAGCCGAGTGCGAAACCCACGGCGCCTACGAGCAGCGGGTCTTTCCTGTGCTGGGCCGTGAGCTGAAAAGCAACTGCCCTGAGTGCACTCGCATCGCCCGGGAGAAGTCCGAAGCCGCCGAGCAGGCCAACAAGGCGATGGAGCTGCGCATGTCCCTCGCTCGCAAGCTGGGCGATGCGCTGATCCCGAAGCGTTTCACCACTCGCACCCTGGGCAACTACCAGGCCGAGAACGACGGCCAGCGCAAAGCACTGCGGTTCTGCCAGCACTACGTGCAGATCTTCGACGAGATCCTGAAGACCGGTCGCTGCATGGTGCTGATCGGCAAGCCCGGTACCGGGAAAACCCATCTCGGCGCTGGCATGGCCAACGAGCTGCTGCACAACACGTCGCGCACTGCGGTGTACCGCACTGTCGGCGCAATCCTTCAGGCGATCCGCTCCACGTACGACAAGCACAGCGAACGCAGCGAGGCCGAGATTCTGTCGAGCCTGATCGATCCCGATTTGCTGGTGCTGGACGAGGTTGGTGTGAGCAAGGAACAGCCGAGCGACTTCGAGCTGACGACACTGTTCGCAATCATCAATGGCCGATACGAGCAGGAGCGCCCGACGGTGGTGATCTCCAACCTCGAAGCCAGCCAGTTGCCGGCCGCCATGGGTGACCGCTGTGTCGACCGTTTGCGCGAGGGCGGAATGATCGTGGTCCCGTTCGATTGGGAGTCTCAGCGCGGCAAGGAGGGTTTCTGACATGACCATCGACAAAACGAAACTCCAAAAGCTGCTGTGGGCCGAAGCCGCATCATTCCGTGCCGACTGCGCAGACTGGAAGCGCAACACCGAGGCGCTGCAGGAATTCCTCGGAGAGAAGACCGTGGAGGAGGTAGCGCTGGAGCTGCTGGTCGAGAACGAGCGACTTGCCGCATTCGAAGAGGCATATACAACGGCCTGCAGCGTCCGTAATCGACTCATCAAAGAGAACGAGGCGCTGCGCCAGAATGCTGAGCGGTACGAGTGGCTGCGAGACAAGCAGACATTCATCTGGTTGATTCGGGACTGGTTTCCGATTGATGCCGAGTTCACTGATGTGGACGCCGAGATCGACGCCGCCATGTGCAGCGGGCGACCAAATTCCTGTGGGAGCGAGCAAGGGCCAATTTCGGCTGAAACGCCCGTTCCAGAGCGCTCTGCCTGTAGGAGCGAGAATCCATGAATCCCGAATACACAATCCGCGACCGAAGCGATATCAACCGCCTCGCCGGTGCATTGCACGCTATCGATCTGACCAAGCCGAAGGTGGTGGTGATCCGCGACGAGAAGCGCCCGGACATCTGCAACCGCAAGATGTGGGCAATGCTCAAGGACGTATCAGAGCAGGTGGTCTGGCACGGCAAGAAGCTGACCAGTGAAGATTGGAAGTGCCTTTTCAGTGCCTCGCTGGAGAAGCAGCGCGCAGAGCCAGGCCTCGACGGTGGCTTCGTCGTCATGGCCGTATCGACCCGCAAGCAGTCGCAGAAGTGGTTCAGCGATCTGTTCGAGCTGATGCATGCCTTCGGCGCCGAGCATGACGTGCGCTGGACCGAGCAGGACAAGTGGGGAGGGCGGTATTGATGCGAACCGCCATCAAGGAACAGAAGGCCCCGAAGCCCAAGAAGTGCAAGAACCCAGCGTGCGGCATCAGCTTCCCGCCGCAGCGCCTGGGTCAGGCGGTGTGCAGTCCGAAGTGTGCGCTGGCCATGGCGCCGGCGAACAGCGAGAGAGCGAGTAAGGCAATCGCCCAGCTCGGTCGACGCGAGATCAAAGTCCGAAAGGAAGCGCTCAAGACAAGGGCGGATCACCTGCGCGAAGCCCAGGCCGCAGTAAACGAATACGTCCGCCTGCGTGACGCGCACCTTCCGTGCATCAGCTGCGACTCAATGCCGAACGATAACGACCTCATGACTGGCAGCCGCTGGGACGCTGGCCACTACCGACCCGTCGGAGCCTGTCCGGAACTGCGCTTCGAACCCCTGAACATCCACCGCCAGTGCGTGAAGTGCAACCGCAACCTGTCCGGTAACGCGGTCGAGTACCGCATCCGACTGGTACAGCGCATCGGCGCCGAAACCGTGACCTGGCTCGAAGGGCCTCATCAGCCCCGCAAGTACACCGTCGACGAAATAAAAACCATCAAGGCCGAATACCGGGCCAAGACCCGCGAACTGAAAAAGGGGCAGGCAGCATGAAATTGATCAACGCACGTCAAGCTTGGACAGACGCACAGCACGAGTCGAACGCCTCAATCAGTGCGGCAGCGGCGGATCGGGCAAAGTCCGCAACTGTCGTCCGGAAGGAAAAGGCCGCGCTGCGAGAGATCATCTTCGCCGCCCAGGGCGACGACAAGGAAGAGCGCATCAAGGCCGTGCGACAGAAGATCCACATCGCCGAGACGCGCCGCACGCCAATTGGCCGGTCGACACATCGCGCCGCCCACCTGGTGACGATG